CTTTCTGCTCTTTGCTCTGGGGCACTCATGGACGGAGAAGCTGCTTGTGCAGGTGCTTTTCCCATCTCTTGATATTGAGCAAACCTTTTATTGCGATCAGCTTCACCAGAAGGATTTCTTTGAAGAAACTCTGGGTTGACAACGGGACGATTTTGAATATTTGATATGTTCCCTCCAAATTCAGTTGTAATACCTGTACGTGGTAACAAACCAAACCTACGAAGCTGGCTCGTGATTCCCGTCGAAACGTTTAAAAGAGGATCAAAAGCAATCATCGCCAAACCTGGTGTAAATAGATGCGAGAACCTACACTTGTATCGGCGGGACCTGGAAGCGCCTGAATAAATTCAGCACCAGACCTTTCGTACCGATAGCGTGCTTGAAAAGGATCTTTGTAATTAGGAACGTAAAGAATATGTGCTAAACGATTTGTTTCGTACAGATAAATTTCATCCCAGACTTTTAACGCCTCTTTGGCATTACTGGAACGAATCGTACGATCAACGTCGCCTGCAATATTCTCAACGCGAGTAGAGGGCGTAAGTGCAACTTCGGTTTTCTTTTCAGCCGTATCGCAACGACCTAATTGAATAACAATTTTGTCATAGAAGTACGAATCGGGAACTGTATTCATAGCTTCTTCCAGGCGAGCGTAGTCACCCGCTGGGACAGAAACCACGTAGTAACCTAGATGGTACCTGACTCTACTTTTTTCAAAATCACTGAGCTGCACAACTTGCGCCCTATTTAATTTTTATTATAAGTTGACGTAATCAAGCAAATAGTTGCATTGCTTGTTCTGGACTAATTCCCATGGAAGAATAAGGAGTTAAAGTATCAAGCAATGATTGCTGTCTATTTTGCTTTGCTTGATTAAGTGCATTAGAAATTAACACATCTTTTAAAGATTCTTTTTTCCCGAATAAAGCTTCAAGCAGTTTGTCGTTACTTTCTTCATTGGCTTGTGCAGCAGGAAGTTCCCGTGGTGCAGGCACGGCAGAATCTCCAACCTTAGCTGTCCCAGGTAATTTATCCAGGTGAAAAACATCTAATTGATAGCGGTTATCTCCTGTTTTTAATCTTGCAATATTACCGGCATTCCCATAGTTTGCAATCCCTTCCACGGCACCTGACCCTAAGAACCTTAGATCAGTACCTTTAGGAAGACCATAATCCTCACCATAGTGATAAGCATTTTGTCCGGTAACAGGATGTACACGCATCCCTTTTGGACTTGTCATCGGAGCCCTGGGATTCAAAGCAAATTGTCCAGGGGAAGTTTGTGTGTAAAGACGTTGCCACTCCTGGGAACCAGGCAGTCTAAATTGAATGTTTTGTCCAATGTCCGTACGTGCCTGAGACAAGGAGATTTTTTTGCCTGTGCGAAGATCAATGAGTTCTTTGTGAGCGTGCGGGCCTGTGCTTCTACCCGTACTCCCTACTTGACCTAGGTATACAGCGGGACCAATTGACATATCTATGTTTTCTTTTTATTCTAAAACTAAAAACCCCTGGTTTCCCAGGGGCTAGCAGGAGATGTAGTTTAGACTCGAATTAGATCAGCAGCAAACACAGAATCCCAATCAACTCTTTTAATTTGGCGTAACTGTTCGAGGTTACTGAATCTTTCACCGGAAAGTGACAGTTGTAAATCTTTAATTTCTCGAGCAGTCTTGAGACCAATTCCCTTAATATGGTCTGCAATCATCTGTGCAGTAGCACCGTTGATATTAAGACGTGTATCGGGAGGGAAGTTGCGTGGCTCTTCGTTAGCCGCCTTATCTTTTACCTGAAGAGTTTTTACTTTCTTTGTTGCAGGTTCGTCAGGCGAAAGTTCGGTTCTATAAGCGGTGTAAAGACGACCGTCCTGGTCTTCAACCATAAACCAATCGCCGTTATCCCATTCGCTAATGATTCGAACTCTCGCACCTGTTTTACAGTGACGATGTAAGATTTCTTCAGAAAGAATTGACATGGGACCAGAAAATATGTCTGGTCCCAGTTTAGCCTAATCAGCTAACAGTGCGACCCAAAAGGTAATCTTCGATGTCCTCGTAGCCAGGGGCTTCATCAGGTTGGATGTAGCACACTTCAACAACGAAGTAGCCAGTGCGACCGGCGTTCTTGTCATCAGAAGAAATGTACCAACCACCAGAAGTGACGGTACCAGTGGCAGTATCACGGGACAGCACTTTATAAGTTGCTGCACCAGTGAGCTGCTTGTAGACGTTGCCAGCGTTAACACCAGCAGCACCAGTAGCAGTCAGAGCAGGAACTGCGCTAACAGAAGCCGAACCACCGGCAAAGAAGATTTCACCAGCTTGACTACCCGCAACAGTAGAAGTCAGGTTAGCTTGTGAAACAGCTTCACCGACGCCACCGCTGGAGGTCAGGCCAGTAGCAAAGGTCATGGTGTTACCAGTGGCAGCATAGATGCCAGAAGCAACACGACCGTCACCCCAACCGGAGGCAACCGAAATGGTAGCGCGATAAACGTAAACGGGAAGAGTGGAAGAACCGCTAATCACCATTCCAGTGATATCGGTACGGGTGTCATCGTTCCGGTAAGGAGAAGGAACAATAACGTTACCGGAAGCAACAGCGCCATCACCAGAGGTATTGGTGACAGCAACATAACCGCGCTGCTGGAAGTAACGATAGCCAGGGATAGCCAGCACCGAAGTGGGGCCACCTTTGGAACCATCATTGCTGCCGCTGCCATCGGTATCAATGTTCTTGTACCAACCGTTCAGCGGTTCTGCCCAGTTGCCGGGGAAGATTTTTTTAGACGAGAGATAGGTCATTTATTTCTCCGTATGGTTTATTTATGTTTACTTATCAAACAGTGCCGTCGTCAGAAACGAAGCTGTAAGCAGTAGTGATGAAGTCTTTGTTAAGAACTTCGAAGCCAGCATACAGTTGCCAGATCAGAATAATGAAGCGACTGAAGTCGTCGTTATTGTTGATCAGCACCTGAGCGTTAGGACCACCAATGCCAACACCAACGGCCTGGGGACCGAAGAAGAAACCTTGAGCAACTTCCTGGGCGCTGTAAGAAGCGATATCAGTGAAAGAAGCTTGAATGGTTTTGCTGGGGAAGTTGGTCGACTCGAAAAACTTCACGCCTTCAAACTGGACGCCAGTCGGCATGACGGGTTCACCAGCCAGGAAGTAGGCCTGACCAGCCTGCGGACCCATATAGAAGCTGGCATTGTTAGGCATCATGGGGTTGCCCATGTACATGCCTTGACCAGGGTTACCGGCGTAACGAGCGATCTCACGGAAGTCAGGATCACGACGCAGATGCATCATGAAAGTAGGATCGCAGATGCAACGATACAGACCATCAGTAAAGGTCGGAACGTTACGCTTACGCATATCCTTAACAACAGTCAGCAGGTCGGTACGAACCGAAAACTGTTGAATATCTGCAGTGTATTGAGCGGCGGTGTAAGCGATTTGACCAGAAGAGTTTTTGGTCTTACCACCAGGGAAGTAGTAACCACCTTGGCTGGTAGAAGCAGCGCCATTAGCTTCGGCTTTGGCAAGTTCGTCAATGAAGACGCGGTCACGCCAACGGCGATAGTCGTCAAGCAGAGTCAGGCTGCCGATCGACTGGTGGAACATGTTGAGGTTACCGGTGTCCAGCAGAAGACGCTGGGCGGTAATCAGGGTTTCCCGAGCAATTTTGAAGGTGCTGGGTTGGGTCGGATCGCCCGGGTCGGCAGGACCAGTGTATTCCTTAAGCACCACCAGGACTTTCTCCTTGGTGATGTTACGGCTGTTAGCGGTACCGATAGTTTGGTCGGCAATACGCTCACGGCTGTCCTTCGTACCAGGGGTACCCCAGAACTTATAGCGGTCTAACTGAACGGTTTGACCGGGCTGACGGGTGAAGTCATGGACCACCACGGGCTCCACTGCCATTTCGGCAATGTAAGCAGGGTGAGGACGGTAAAGTTCCGCACCCAGAATCTTTGGAAAGTCGTTCTCCTGGTCTCTAGTTTCTTAGAGGGGTGGACTATCTCTTCATCCCTGTGGGATGCCGGACGCTAAATCTGGTATTACGTAACAAGATCGTGTTACACCCAGTAGTCTCTGCACCTTCCAATCACGACTTGATTGGCTTGGCTCAGGATTACCCTCGTCTTTACGTTAGGGCTTCCCTGAATTCATCCGGTTTGCACCCATCGATTGCTCGGTGGGGTGACAACGTTGAGCGTTCAGTTGAGGCATGCTATGCTTTGGAAAGCTGTTTATGAACAACATGGATCCAAAACTTGTTCCTGGATTTGGTAACCTTTACTTAACGGAAGAGGGAAAAGCTTTTGAAAAACAACTTGATCCCGATAATCAAGAATATTTTCAAGAGATCCCCATTCGTTCAACCAGTGTTTACGACCGTATTTCAGTTCTTGTAGATGGGAAGAGAAAACGGTTTCATCTTCATGTCTTGATGGCGGTTGCTTTCTTAGGATTGGATCTGCGTTCGCATGGAACCAGTAACTTTTCCTTACAAGTTGATCACAAAGATAATGACAAGAGGAATAATCGACTTGACAATCTAGAGATCGTTACCAAACAAGAGAACTTAACAAGAGCCTGGAAGAGCGGTTGTTATAAAAACAATGGCTTTGCCAGTAAAGGAGCACCGAAGAAATC